CCTTCCTGACGGATCTTTCCCCATCCCGGACAAGGACGCCTTGCACAGAGCGATTCAGTCGGTGGGTCGAGCGAAGGACCCTGCGGCCGCGAAGGCGCACATCAGAAAGAGGGCCAAGGCTCTCGGTTGCTCGGACATGGTGCCTGACAGCTGGTAGTCAACGCGACACCTTGCCGATCACACCAACATGGACCTCACGAACGTCATCCTTCCGTCGCCTCGCAGCGACTTCGTGGAGTTGGCGCGTACTCGGACGGGCAGGCTTTTCCGCAAGCAGATCCTTCACCTCGGTGACTTCCAGCACCCCACGTCACCGGGCAAGAAGGTCCAGGTGACCAAGGACGTTGCGGAGAGCTTGGTCCGTAACTTCAAGGACGGCCACTGTGACATCGTCCAGGTACCTGTCGTCAACGACGCGAACCAGCACGTCGAGGACCCGCTCCGCAATCTCGGCGAGGTGGTGGACGTCGACTACAACGACACGGGCGTCTACGTCACGATCGACGCACGCAAGAAGGAGTACGCCGACGAGCTCGGCAAGACTCTGATCGGTGCTTCGGCCATGATGCACATGGACTACACCGACACGAAGACCGGCGAGAAGGTCGGACCTACTCTTCTCCACGTGGCCGTCACGAACAGGCCCTACATCACGAACCTCGACGGTTTCTCCGAGATCGTCGCAGCATCTGCCGATGACAGTGGGGAACCGCCGGTCTTCTTGGCCGCAGCAGAGGACAACGCACCGCCTTCCAACGAGGAGAACAAGATGGACTTGGACGAGCTGCTCGCTCTCCTCAAGACCGAGCACGACATCGACGTTGCCGATCTCCAGGCCAAGGTCGCGGAGAAGGCCTCCACCAAGGACGACGCGAAGACGGACACCAAGGAGTTGGTGTCGGCGCTGGCGGCTGTCCTCAAGGAGTCCGGCGCGCTGAGCCTGGCCAACACCAACACGGACGAGCCCGAGGAGTTGGAGATCTCCGACGTGGCGGCGGCGGTCATCGAGCTCTCCCAGGAGAAGCTCGCGTTGTCTGAGGCGGTCGCCTCACTCCAGGCCAAGTCCGACGCCCTCGAGTTGTCGGCGGCGACCGCTGAGGTCAAGCGGATGGTCAAGGTGGGCCGAATCCTCCCGGTGCAGGAGGCTGCGATGCTCGAGTTGAAGTTGAGCAACCCGGAGATGTTCGACAAGATCGTCCCCGCCGCTCCGCTCATCGAGATGTCCACCCGTGGCGTCGACACTCACGACGAGCCGGAGAGCAAGGCCATCAGCGCCGAGATCGACCGTCTCGCGGAGCTGGCTAACTCCAGCCGTTCCGGTCGCAAGAAGTAGACCGGCAAGAACATCCACCGACCGGAACTGATCAAGGAGAACGATCATGGCAGACGCTGAGGGAAACGTCCTCCACGTCCCTGGTACCTCGGCCAAGGCCACGTACCAGCCCAAGGAGATCCTGGCGTCTTACGCCCGGTACACCCAGAAGGGCGTGACTCTGGCGCAGGGCCAGGGTCTTCTCGCGGCAGGGACGGTCTTGTACCGAAACTCGTCCACGAAGAAGTACACGGCCACGGCCTCTGGCAACGGAGCCGCCAAGGGAGTGTTGCGTCGCGATGTGGACACCACAGACGAGGACAAGCTGGCGAACATCGTCATGTCGGGCATCCTCAAGAACTCGCTCCTCGTCGGCCTCGTCTCGCAGGCCATCACGGACCTCAACGGTCGTGTCGACGCGGACCGTGATTGGTTCATCTTCTAAGTAAGTCCCCATCCAGACCCGCTCTCGAGGCGCCGGGGTCGTCGAACAGAAAGGCCACTCCGGTGCCTGACATCTCCCTCCTGGAGCCAACCGTCCTCCAGGGTGTCGTCGAGAAGTTGACGGCGCCCGAGAACTTGACGTTCCTCAACCAGGTGCCGCGTACGCCGTGGCCCTACCCCTCGGTCACGTGGGACGTCATCAAGGGCAGCCGCCAGGTTGCCCGACCGAACGTCCCGAACTCCGAGGCGCACATCGTGCCGCGTCTCGGCGTGAGCCAGGAGAGCGCGTCCTTCGTCTACCTCCGGGAGAAGAAGGTCTTCGAGCCGACCACGATCCACTGGCTCCGCACTCCGGGAACGCTCGCCGGTCGCAACGCCGAGGCTGCCGTCATGCGTGAGGTCACTGACCTCAACCAGCGCTTCGACAACTTCGCCGAGTACTGCCTCTGGCAGATGTGCACCGGCACCCTGACGTTCGACTATGAGGACGTCCAGGCCGTCGTGGACTACAAGATCCCGTCGAGCCACAAGCCTGCTCCCGCCGTTGGCTGGGACACGGCGACTCCGGCGCAGATCCGGAACGACATCCAGGCGTGGAAGCGCCTCCTCTCACGTGACGCCCGCGTCGCGGCGACGGATGTCTACCTGACGGAGTTCACCCTCAACCGAGTGATGAACTCGTTCGCCAGCAACCCGCTCTTCATGAGCGATCGCCAGCGCGACGCGTTCTTCTCCAGCGGAACCCTCCCGGGCTTCCTCGGTCTGGACTGGACGATCGTCGAGCAGGTCTACGACACGACGGGCGGCACGCGAACGCTCTTCGTTCCGGACGACTCGCTCATCATGGCCAACCTCACGGACGGCCGACCGGTGGAGCTGTACGAGGGACCGTCTGCCGACGACGAGGCTCCCGACAACTTCACGGGCAAGTTCTCCAAGGTCTGGAAGGAGAAGGACCCGAGCGCACGCCAGTTCCTCTTGGAATGGCACATGTTGCCCGTGCTCACGCGTCCCGAGCAGATCGTCTACGTCGCAGACGTCGCGCCGTAACCTCG